AAAGTATGCCACTGGAAAAGAAGAACATCAACCTATGATTGTTGATGATATATACACTACAGGAAAAAGTTTTGATGATTATATGGAAGAACATTATCCTGGTAATCTTCACGCTTGGGGACACAAATGGGTAGTATTTCAGAGAGGTCCGACAATGTGGAATCATATTGGTGTGGTGAAATCACTTTTTAAATTATACGGAGTTGAATAGTGCTTATTGAAAATGAAATAAAATTAGATTATAAAGATGTATTATTCAAACCTAAAAGATCTACATTAACAAGTAGACAACAAGTAGATTTATTTAGAACAATAGAATTTAGAAATGCGAAAGGAGTCGATAGAAGATATTATGGTATACCTATAATTGCTTCAAACATGGACGGCGTTGGCACATTTGAAATGGCAACCGAATTACGTAAATCTGGTTTAATGACTTGTTTAGTTAAAACCTATACACAAAGTGCTTTAGTAGAATATTTTGATAACGAAAAAGATAATAATAAAGAAGTGGTTGCAAACTATACAATTATGTCTATTGGCGCAACAGAAGAAGATTTAAAAAAATTTAAAAATGTTTACGAATTAACAGACGGAAACGTTAAATACCTATGTGTGGATGTGGCAAACGGATATACTGAGGCATTTAGCCATTTTATATATCAAATAAGAATACAATTTCCGGAACTTATTATAATGGCTGGTAATGTTGTAACCGGAGATATGACTCAGGAGCTTATTCTAAATGGGGCAGACGTTGTTAAATGTGGTATCGGGCCTGGTTCTGTTTGTACTACTCGTATACAAACTGGAGTCGGTTTCCCGCAACTCTCATCGGTCATTGAATGCGCCGACGCTGCTCATGGCCTTAGTGCTTCTATTATTGCTGACGGAGGCTGTACGACGCCAGGTTGTGTCTCTAAAGCCTTGGGCGGAGGAGCGGACTTTGTCATGCTCGGAGGAATGTTCGCTGGTCACAACGAAGGTGGCGGAGAAGTAATAGATAAAGAATATATTACAAGTCAAGTGTGTAATGATAATAATAAATCACAGTTATTTAATAGCGGTTCTGAAGCACATAGAAAAACTCAAATACGAAAAACCGTACAATTTTATGGTATGAGTTCTACTTTGGCCAATGAAAAACATTTTGGTGGGTTAAAAGATTATAGAGCATCAGAAGGTAAAGAAGTTGAAGTAAAATATAAAGGTGCAGTAAAAAATACTTTACAAGACTTGTTAGGGAGTATAAGATCTACATGCACTTATATTGGAGCTAAACGTTTAAAAGATATCCCAAAATGTACAACCTTTGTGAGATGTTATGACACACATAACAGAGTTTACGAATAACAATAAATATGATATAATAGTAATATGAATCCCTTTGATTTTTTAAATGAAATAAATTATGGTAAAAACGATATTATGATTGATGATATCGTTGAAAAACAATATAATTCCTTTTTAATTAATAGAGGATTATCTTATTTTAAAGATACCATTATCATGGCAAATGAAATGAATATCAACCACCACCTCGATCATCGTTTACAATTTGACTTTCTTATAAATATAGTTAGAAGGAAAAAGCGGTTTTCGAAATGGAATAAACCAGAAACCGTAGATGACTTGGACGTTATTAAAGAGTATTATGGATATAGTAATAAACAAGCTAAAGCAGTTCATAATCTTCTTTCGTCTGATCAAATTGGAGAATTAAGAAAGAAGGTTTTTAAAGGTGGAAGAAAAAAATAGTATTATAGAGTGGAGTCCAAGCTCAATGCTGGAAGTTACTCTAAATGAACCAGATGATTTTTTAAAAGTTCGAGAAACACTTACTCGTATTGGTGTAGCTTCAAGAAAAGAAAATAAATTATTTCAATCTTGTCATATACTACACAAACAAGGCAGATATTTCATAGTACACTTTAAAGAGTTATTTCTGTTAGATGGTAAAAAATCTAATTTAGAAGAAAATGATGTTGCGCGTAGAAATACAATAACTCAATTAATGAGTGATTGGGGTTTAATAACAATTGAAAATAGTAAACAATTAGAACAATTAGCTCCGATGAGACAAATTAAAATTATACCATTTAAAGAAAAGGATAAATGGGAGCTATGCCCAAAATATAATATAGGGAATAAATGATACAAAATCATGGTAAGCCTTTTATATTATGGGCTAGTGCAAGAACTGCTTCTAGTCAATTTTTTTTTAAATATTTAGAAAGAAACAATTGTAAAGTAATGCACAAAACGCACGAACCTTTAAATGTGCAAAAAAAATTATTAGGAGGCGGAATATTAGAATTTATTAATAAAAAATATTCTTTTAAGTGTATGGTAAATACCTCTCGGGTATTAAAATTAGAGTTAGATAGACTACAACAAGCAATTCCAACTATAGATTATACTCATATTATACTTTATAGAAAAGATCTTTATGCCAGACAAAGATCTTTCATGTTTTCAAAATATAATGATGTGTGGAAAAAAGAAGATTTAACAAAACCAAGAGATTCTAGTTGGTATTATTTTAAAAAAGAAGATATACCATCATTAGTAGATCATGCTATAAAATGGGAAACAGAATGTTTAGACATGTATGTTAAGCATATTAAAACATTAAAGGAATATGACATTCCTTATCAAGTAGTAGAATTTAATGATGCAATTCAATATATAGATAAAGATACCTCACAAGGAACCAAGCAATACTATGATAAAATGTTTCAATCGGAAGAACTAAAAAAGTCTTTAAAAAATTTAATAATTAATCACGAATTTTATAGTATGATTTAAATTTAAAGGAAATAAGAATTGAATGATGTGAAAAAAGAGGCTCAAAAGCAAGCCGAAGAAGCTTTTGTTGGTTTTATAAAATTTAATAAATATGTCGCATACGGAAGCATATTATTTTTATTAATTGTTGCAAGATGTAATTTTGGCGATGACGGTACTGGTGGTACTGGAAATCCGGATTTATATCCTGAATATTTGGAAAGGATGGGCGTTGATGAGTAATGAGCCATATAATAATGAAGGCTTTGCTTCTGCATATATAATGTTAATTTTTATAATGTTGATATTTCCAGCAATATTATTATTTTCATCTTTAGGTACTTGGGGTTTGTTTGTACAAATGCATTTGCCTGATGGTGACTGTTGGGAAAATGCTAAACATGAAAAAGTATGTAAAGGTGAAGTTGATTGTAAATTTATGAGAAATTTTTGTACTAAATTATGACAGATAAAAAAATAGTTTTTCTTGCCGATTTAATAGAACAAAAACTTCGTAAAGAAAAAGAAATAGAATATTATGAAAGTAAATTAAAAGAAATTACTAGTAAATTATTCTTCTTAAAAAAAGAACAAGACTTAACTAATTTAATAATTAATATAATACAACACGAAAAGATAGTGGACATAAAAGAGTTTTTAACAGATGAAAAAAATATTTGATAAATTACCAGATTTTTATTTAAGCCATTGGTTATTAAGAATACCATTAGCAATAGTTTTTATTCAACAAGGCTGGATGAAAATGCCTGTTAGCGCAGAAGAAGCTGCATCATACGATTTATCATACATTGTTTGGTGGTTTGTAACTTATGGTGAGTTTTTATCAGGCGTAGGTTTATTAATAGGTGGTATCTTAACCTCTAATTGGATGTATAAAGAAATGCCAGATTGGTTAGGAGACATGATTACTAGATTTAGTGGTATTACAATGTGTTGTATCATGACAGGTGTTATATGGGTTGGAGAGCCAGAAAGTTTAATGGACGTAATCATATATGATAATTTACACGTTTTATTATGGGTTGGTGGATTGTTTTTTGCTTTAAGAGGCAATAGAGTATAATAGAGGAGGATATTATGCATTACGTATTATACGCATTGTTTATGATGCATCCAGAAAATACCAATGACTGGAGAATAACAGATAGACTGCAATTTCAAAATCAATACGAATGTCAAAAATATTATAATACTTATACTAATGAATTAATAGGTGGATTGAGAGATTATATGTCTGCGAATCATGGACCGCCAGATGCAGGTAATTATACTTTACTTGAAGTTGGTTGTATGGTACATGATGGAGTAAATCCAGCACTTCAAAAAAGATTTCCATTGCAAACAAATCCGCAATTAGAATATTTTTTAAACATACCAAAAAAACACGATACTTAATTGTATATATAGTAATAGGATGCCAAAGATGGGTCCTATATTTTAACCTTGCTACGTCATAGGAGGTAAACATGACTGGTACTTTTATGTTCCCAAGGAACGCTTTTCTAGGTTTCGACCATTTATTCGATGAACTCGAAAGAGTCACAAATCACGCAAAAGATACATATCCACCACATAACGTTGTCAAAGACGGCGATATGAAGTATGATATTGAATTAGCTATTGCGGGTTTTTCAAAAAAAGATATATCAATAGAACTTAAAGATCATGTGCTTACGATCACTGGAGATCGTGAAGCTCGTAGAGATCAAGATAAATATGTTCACAAAGGTATATCTGGTCGAAAATTTGTAAAATCGTTCAGGTTATCAGAGTACGCAGAAGTCAATGGTGCGGATTTGACGGATGGGATTCTTACTGTCAGTATAGAAGTAGTCCTACCGGAAAAGATGCGACCCCAGCAAATTTCAATCGGAACTGGGAGACAAACCAATGACAACAATAGTGCTCAACTACTCAACGAGTCTGCTTGAAAGCCTATCAAAATCTTTAAAAAGTTTATTAATCAATCTGTATATCGGTTGGCAAAACGGTAGACAGAGATCTGTAAATAGAAATGTTGCAATACTCTTACTTAGACACGCTAAGTCTGATTATGCAAATGAAACTACAGATAGCTTAACTGCTAGATTAAATGAGAAAATGGGTATTTAAATGAAAATATTAAAAAATATTTGGAATTATATAAGACCTAAATCTCAAAGAGAACTTCAAGAAGAATGGCTAGCTAGTTCGCATGACTTAGTTGAACTAGAAAAAAGACAAAAACAACTAATCAATCCTAATCTTAAGGGTTGGGTATAAATAAAAGGGACAGGGAAACTTGTCCCTTTAAATTTAACAGGAGATAGAAATATGGCATTTAGTTTATCGTCGAGAAGTCGAGGAAAATTAGAAGGCGTTCATCCCGATATGATCGCTGTAGTTGAAACTGCAATAACTCTTACCAAAATTGACTTTGGCGTAACATATGGTGTAAGAACTTTAGAAGAACAGAAAAAATTATATGAATCCGGTAGATCACAAACTATGAATTCAAAACATTTACTTCAAGATGATACTGGTTATTCTCATGCTGTTGACGTTGTAGCTTATGATGGATCAGATGTTGTTTGGGAAATAAATGTTTATGACGATATATGTGACGCATTTAAAAAAGCAGCAGAGATGCATGGAGTTTCGATAAAATGGGGTGCTGCATGGTCTGAAGGAGATATAAGATCATACTCTGGTACAGCCGAAGATGCTATGAATGCCTATATAGATTTAAGACGTAGTCAAAATAGACGACCATTTATCGATGGACCACATTTCGAATTAATGTAATGAAACCTATACCTTTACAAGTAACTGACAAAGCCAAAATATATTTAAAAAGCGTAGGTAAACCTAACGTGTCTTTATCTGTATTAGGTGGTGGGTGCGCAGGATTTCAATATGAGTGGGGAACTACTGATAAAAAACCCACTGTTGAAAATTTATGGTTAGATCCAATGGCAGAAATGTTTGTCTTTGGTTGTACAGTTGATTATGTAGAGGAATTGGGTGGATCTTATTTAAAAATAATTAATCCTAATGCTACAGCAAGTTGTGGTTGCGGAGAAAGTTTCGCAGTATAGAAAAAAACTATTTACAAAAAAATAAAAGCGTGATATAATTACATCATGAGCAATTTTTATACTTCAGTAGTTCGCTACGGTAATTCCATGTTATATCGTGGCTATGATAGCTCTGGTAAAAATGTATATCGTAAAGATAAGTTTTCACCAGAGTTTTTTGTTTCGTCTAAAAAAGAAACTGGTTGGCATTCATTGTATGGTCATAATGTTGGCAAGATTAGTTTTGCGACAATGCGCGAAGCAAAAGCATGGTTAGAAAATAATAAAGAAGTAGCAAACCGTCAAGTGTTTGGTACAGCAAATTATATACATCAGTATATAACAAATAAATTTCCAAATGAAATAAAATTTAAAAGAGAATGGGTTAATGTTGTTACTATCGACATTGAAACAAATTATGACGATGGATTTCCTCATCCAAATGAAGCCAGTCAAGAGGTACTTGCTATTACTGTAAAATCAAGCAAGTCTGATGTATTCTGGGTTTGGGGTTATGGAGACTATGATGTCGATAAAGCTCTTATAAAACCAGTCATTTATATAAAGTGTAAAGACGAAAAAGATCTTTTTAATAAATTTCTACATTGGTGGTCTAAACCAGATCAAATGCCTGATGTTATTACTGGTTGGAATACAAGATTTTTTGATATTCCATATCTAGTAAATCGTACAGCTCGTATACTTGGCACTGATAGTGTACGAAAGTTTTCGCCATGGGGTATGGTAGAAAGTCGAGAGATTACTCGTAGAGGTAGAAAAGAAGAAGTATATGATATAAGAGGTATACAAACTTTAGATTATCTTGAGCTATTTCAAAAGTTTGGTTATACGTACGGTCCACAAGAATCGTATAAACTGAATCATATTGCTTATGTAGTTCTTGGTGAAAAGAAATTGTCATACGAAGAATCAGGTTCATTACGCAATCTTTATAAAGATGACTTTCAAAAGTATATTGACTATAATATGAAAGATGTTCAGTTAGTTGATCGCCTTGAAGAAAAGCTTGGACTGATTACATTGGCTATGACTATTGCATATAAAGGTGGTGTTAATTATCAAGACACATTTGGTACTACCGCAATATGGGAATCGATTATTCATAGAAAATTACATTCACAAAAATTAGTTCCACCTGCTATATTGCCAGAAGCCCGTAAATTCAAATTTGCAGGTGGCTATGTAAAAGATCCACAAGTTGGCGCTCATGACTGGGTTGTTTCTTTCGATTTAAATTCTCTATATCCTAATCTTATCGTACAATATAATATGTCACCAGAAACTCTTATCGATCAAAGTCAGAAAAACGGTGTTGATTACTATCTTAATGGTGGATTACCAAACAAAACTAAATTTTCTGTTGCCGCAAATGGTTCAACATATCATAAAAAATTTGATGGTGTATTACCAACTATTATCGAAGATTATTATGCAGAACGTTCATCTATAAAAAAGATAATGCTAGCTACAGAACAACAATATCAAAAAACAAAAGATGAGAGTTTACAATCTGAAATCAATACTCTTGGTAACCAGCAAATGGCAATTAAAATTTTAATGAACTCTCTTTATGGTGCGTTAGGTAATCAATACTTTAAATATTTTGATTTACGATTAGCAGAAGGTGTGACTTTATCTGGTCAACTCGCTATACAATGGGCTGAAAAAGCCATGAATAAAACTATGAATGAGGTAATGAAAACAAATGATAAAGATTATGTTATCGCTATTGATACTGATAGCTTGTATATCAATTTTGGTCCTTTAATAGAACAATTTAAACCCATCGATCCAGTTAAATTTCTAGATAAAATTTGTATTGAGCATTTTGAACCAATTCTAAAAAAAGCCTATGATAGATTATTTAATAATATGAATGCTCATAAAAATCGCATGGAAATGGGTAGAGAAGTTATAGCAGATCGTGGTATTTGGACAGCAAAGAAAAGATATATTCTTAATGTGCACAATTCAGAAGGTGTACAATATGCTGAACCTAAACTGAAGATTATGGGTATCGAAGCTATCAAATCTTCAACTCCGGAAATTTGCCGCGATAAGTTTAAAGAAATATTTAAGATTATTTTATCTGGTTCAGAAAATCAAACTCAAGAATACATCGCTAAGTTTAAAGAAGAATTTTGTAAACTGCCGCCAGAAGAAGTAAGTTTTCCTCGTTCAATTTCGAATATAACAAATTGGCAAAATCGTGGTACGTATAAAAAAGGTACGCCTATCCACGTACGTGGTTCAATACTATATAATAAGTATTTAATACATAATAAATTAACAAAAAAATATGAATCAGTAGTTAATGGTGATAGAATTAAATTTACTTATTTAAAGATGCCAAATTCTATTCATGAAAATGTCATAGCGTTTCCGGATATTTTACCGTCTGAATTTAAACTTCACAAATACGTTAACTATAATTTACAATTTGAAAAAACTTTTATCGAGCCTCTTAATTTTATACTTAATGCTGTAGGATGGTCGGCCGAAGAAAGAGCTACGTTAGAAGATTTTTTTGCTTAACTGTGTACAAATAATAAAAAATGGAGTATAATATAATATGACAAAAAATTGGGTAAAAGATATCAATGAAATGCATGCTAAGTTTGGTGTGCATGAATGGGTTAAAAAAACTAAAGATTCTGGTGAATTACATAAGCTTGAAAAGTTTTTAGAATTTCGTCTTAACTTTTTACAAGAAGAATTAGAAGAAACACGTAAAGCTGCAGTACTAGATTATAAACCAGATGAAATTGTTGATGGCTTGATTGATCTCTGTGTGGTTGCAATTGGTACATTAGATGCTTTTAATGTTGATGCTTATAAAGCGTGGGATCAAGTTCATAATGCTAATATGGCTAAGGAACCAGGTGTGAAACCTTCACGCCCAAATCCTCTTGGATTACCAGATTTAATTAAACCCGAAGGATGGGAAGGTCCAAGTCATACAGATAATATTGGAATTATACGTGATGGTTTACAAAAAAGATAATGATTAAATACACCATATTTAAAAATATATTTGATAACAAAACTGATAAAGTATTAAGTCAAAATAATTTTGATGTGTTTGAAGATTTGTTATATGAATTATCAACAAGAAAACTTAAATCTAAAAAAGATGCTGTTTTAATATCTCCAGCAGTATACAAGACAGATACAACAAGATCAAATGATAATGTCATTGAATGGTCTAAGTGGTGTTGTGTCGATGTTGATGATTTTAAATTTGAAGGAGACTTAAAAGATGAACTACTTACTCGCTTTGGTCATATGCGTTTTGTGTGTTATAGTACTGCAAGCTCTAAGACTGATGCTCCTAAGTTCCGACTTGTGTTCCCAATTAGAGACTGCGTGCCGAATAGCAAAATTAGAAAATTTTGGTTTGCACTCCAATCCGAACTCGGAGAACTTGGCGATAAGCAAACTAAAGACTTATCGAGAATGTATTATATCCCTGCGGAATATGATAGTGCTTTTAATTTTATTTTCAGTAACTCTGGTACTGTTCTTGATCCCGACTTTCTGATTCAAAAATATCCTATGCCAGAAAAGGCTAATCTTAATAGTTTTTTTGATAGATTACCTGAAGCTATACAAAAAGAAGTATTACAGTATAAGAAAAATAAACTTGATACTTCTTTTTCTTGGTCTTCTTACCGAGATTGTCCTTTCTGGCCTACTCAATTAGCAAATGAATATAAAACTATTACTAAAACCGGTTGGTATCATAAGATGTATCAGATTATGGTTGCTATAGCTGGTAATGCTATTAAATCTAAATACGCAATCAACGTTGATGAAATCACAAATTTGTGTAGAGAATTTGATATTGATAATGGTAATTGGTATAAGAAACGTCCTATTAAAAAAGAAGCAGATAGAGCATTAGAATATGTCTATCGTAATGTGTAACATAAAAGATACAAATATATAAAAAATTCAATTAATTTAAAAAAAATGCGTTTTTGCCGTGTACATTTCTGAAAAAAGTGTTATATTAATACTATAACAAGGAGAAATTATATTATGAAAATTAACATGTTAAGCGCACACGAAGGTAAATTAGAACTTCACGTTAGAACATATACTGAAGATACAATAGTTTGTGCATCTAATGATCCGTTAGAATTAGCAAAAGCTTTTATTAAGCACGGTTGGGAAGATACTTTTAGAACTTCATCTTCTTTTGATTTTGGTGAAGAGTCTGGTTTCGATTACAACGAAGCAGTTAGACATTTATTTGAAGAAACTTTTACATTAATGGAAAGTCTTATATAATGAAAGATAATAAAAAAATAATAAAATTAGTTGAAGATCTTTATTTCGAATACGATAGAATGTCTTCTAGTGGTAAAGAAACTCTTGACAAAATTTCAACTTTATTAGGTATTAATGTCGAAGATGATATTGATGCAATGGTACAAGAATTGCTTGATATGGGTTGTCCAAAAGAATCTCTAGGCAATTATCTTACAAAAGCAGATTATGAAGCATATCTTGCAAAAGGAGCAGTTTAATGAAAAGAACATCAACTAATTATGTCGGAACTTTTGATCCTTTAAATAAAAAAGATCAAGCTAATATTGCTGCTGTACGAGAAGCAGTTAAAGTAATAAATAAAAATTCGAAGAATTGGAAAGCTAATAGAAATAAACTTCGAGTTGAATTAAGAGGTCGTAAACCGTTTACAAAGAAAAACGGCCTATCTTATAATTGGGGTGGAAATATCGTAGGTGGAATTAAAAACGCGTCTAAGGTCGATCTATATATTTATGATAGGTATGCGTAATGAAAGAATATAGTGGAATAGTTACTCGAGAATTTATTAATAAAAGAAATGATCAGGTTGCTAATGATAAACGAAATTTAAAGTTGGCAGAAAAGTACTTTCGTTGGGATTGTGAATTTGTAGAAAAAGATCAAGCTCAAAAACATAACAATTTATCATTAACAGAAAGAAAAAATAATAATCACGAACAGTACGTATATGATATTCTAAAAAACGGTTTAATAAGACAAGATTACAAATTTAAAAGCAGAACCTACGGTATGTTTGTATCTCCTAAGTGTAAGAAAAGAGGAGAGAATAATGAATTTGATGAATTTGTTCCATGGGAATATGCGCATACAGCACACAGATGGAATAGAGGTGTTTACGTTCCATTGAAATTAGATGAAATAGTTTATTATAATGTCTTTGAATCGCTATGTGCTTTACACGTAGTAACAAATCTTAATAACAAGGGTAGGTTTACAGAGGGATTTAAATAGTGTATAATATACTCGGAGGTGTGCAATGAAAGAATCAATAAAAGTTTTACAAGAATGCGCAGAACTACAAGCTAAAAAAGGTAATGACTATCAAAATCCTAATTCGCGCATACAACAAGCAGATTATTATCCACAAGGTGTAGCAACGCTTTTAGATATTATTCATGCTAAAATGCTTCGTATGCGATCAGTTATCGAAGCAATGCAAAACGATCCTGACTATGATCCTAACTTCGAATCAATCGAAGATTCTGCAAAAGATATGATTAATTACGGTTCGTTTATCGTAGAATATTCTCGCGGTAAAATGCAAGGTCAAAACCCAGATCACGATTTTTTAAATCGAAAGAAAAAAGATAAAGTAATTAAATCAGACGAGGAATCATGATTTTAGGATATATACTAGTCGCAGTCACTATTAATATTCAAGGAATAGTTGAAGGTGAATCTATAGATTATTATACTGGTGAATATGAATGTTGGAAGAACGCTATATTACATAAACAAGAAGCCGAACTTGGTACGAGTTTTGTTTGTATAGAAGATGCTGTCGAATGAAAGTTGGATTTACATGTAGCACTTTTGATTTATTGCATGCCGGTCATGTAGCAATGTTACGTGAAGCAAAATCAGTTTGCGATCATTTAATAGTTGGTTTACAAGTAGATCCATCTACCGATAGAGAAACTAAAAATTCTCCTGTTCAATCTATCGTAGAAAGACAAGCACAATTGTGTGCAATAAAATATGTTGATGAAGTAATTATCTATTGTACAGAAATTGAATTATGTGATATAATAACTATGTATCCCATCGATATAAGGATTTTAGGTGAAGAATATCGTGATAAAGATTTTACTGGTAAAGATGAATGTAAAAGACGTGGTATTCAATTACATTTTAATAAAAGAGACCATAAGTTTTCAACATCAGATTTGAGAAAGAGAGTACAAAATGCGAATGATGACTGTAAACGACATACGTAAACATTTTATCGGCGAATTAAATGATAAAGAATTTACAGTTGATAGAAGTGGTATGTCGACAATTGAATTGATTGGTGCATCATTTATAGCAGATGAACCGTCTATATTTGGAAATCCTAGTCAAGAATACATTGATCAAGAAATAGAATGGTATAGAAGTCAATCAACTAATGTCAACGACATAAGAGAATTTGAAGATCCTCCTAAAGCATGGGAATACTCAGCAAATAAACATGGAGAAATCAATTCAAATTATGGTCTTTTAGTTTTTGGTGATAAATATCATAACCAATATGGTCAAGCATTAGATGAATTAATAAGAAACCCAGATAGTCGTCGTGCTTGTATGATTTACAATCGCCCTTCAATATGGTTAGAATATAATGAAAACGGTAAAAACGATTTTATTTGTACTAATAGCGTTACGTATTACATACGAGATAGTATCTTACATGCTGTCGTTCAGATGCGATCTAATGATGTAGTTTTTGGCTATAAAAACGATTATGCTTGGCAATTTGAAATTATGAAAAAATTAGTAAAAGATTGGAATCTATGTAATTTTGAAGAATACGATACTGGTCGTAAAATTTCATTAGGCCATATAATATGGCAGGTACAAAATCTTCACGTATACGAAAGGCATTTTCATCTTGTTAAATGATTGGGATAAAAGATATTTAGATATTGCAGATCAGATTTCATCTTGGTCTAAAGATCCATCTACAAAAATTGGTGCTATTGTAGTTGGAAATAAAGGACAAATATTAACTCAAGGATATAATGGGTTTCCTCGAGGTATAAAAGATTGTTCTGATAAATATAATAATCGAAATCTTAAATATGACTATATAGTTCATGCTGAAGAAAATGCTATATATAATGCTACGAATAGTGGAGTACCATTAGAAGGAGCAACAATGTATATAACTGGTCTTCCAACTTGTCATCGATGTGCTAAAGCCATAATACAAGTCGGAATAAAAAGAGTTTTTATAAGAGCAAAAATTCCTGAGAGATGGATAGATTCTTGGACATTAACAAAAAATTTATTTAACGAAGCAAAAATATACTATCAAATAGTGGAGTCAAAAGATGAAACCATATAACATGAAATATATCGATCTAGCTAAAAAGACCGATAAAGGTGAAGTTATGATCGGTACAGATTTATATATCTATGGGCTTCCACCTTCACCTGAATATACAAAAAGCATTGTACAAATGGGTATAAAACGTGTTATAATGCCTAAGTACAGATATCCTAATTTCTGGACAAAAGAATGGTGTAAATCTAAAAAAATATATAATGAAGCAGGAGTTGAATATGTCTTTGGTAATTACCAATCCTCTGTCGAATATACCGAAAGCCCCGAAGTCTCATAATCTCGGTTATGCTCAAATATGGGCTGATCAATTAAAAGCTCAAATCGATCATACGTGTACTAAAAATATTTTAAATGCAGATATAGTATACATTAATCACGGAGTTAACTTTACCGGATCAGTCAATCTTTTTGGCGGCATTGATCAAAACATTTTTGATCGTATTAATACTATTATCAATTGCAAAAACATAATATCTCTAGAATGGGATGTAAAAGTATGGGTTGATAATTTTCGTAAAAGAATTGGTAATTCTAGCACATATGATAAAGTAACTGAACAATGGTGTGATAAACTTGAATCTAAACTACAAAATGTTCCTATATTAAAACAAGAAGATTTAAATATGGATGGAATTACTGTAGGTGATTCTCATACTTTAGCTTTTAGTGCTAAAACAGATAAGATATATCGCAGAGATGGAGCTACTTTACATGGAGCTTTAAAGAGTGGTTTAAAAAATTTATTTCGAGATAAACCAATAGAAGGTAATATTACGTTTTGTTTTGGCTCTATAGATATTCGACATCATTTACTTCGACATCATAATATTGATTTAAAATCCATGATTAAAGAATATATAAAACAAGCTAAAGAATGTACAGATAATCCTAAATTTGCTGTACCTGTACCAGTTGAATATGAAAAACGCAAATTGCCTAAAACTGGATATTACAAAGGTACTCCGTTTTTTGGTTCACAACTCGAAAGAAAACGTATTACTGACGACTTTATAAGTATTCTTACAGATGAATCAAAAGGAAATGTTGTTATGCCACCTCGTTTTTGGTACGATATGGATCCAGAAAAATACGCATTAAATTTTATGGAAAAAGGATCAAGTGTACATATCGCTCCACCGCATTATCGTAGAAATGATTTTGGCAGTAACCCACTTACAATATAGGATCTATAATGAGTTTAGTACAAAGAGAAAATTATAAAACATATGTTGAATATTTTTGGCCAAGAGCAAAATGGTTAGAAGATAATTGTCATATTGGTACAACTGATTCATTAGGAAAAGAAGCTAGTAAGATAGTAAATGATCCTTTAATGCAAAACGGCGTGTACAACTCTGTTTCTCGTTGGACTGAAGGATTTAATTATGTTCTTGAAGATTTGCAAAATAAAGAAAATAGTCCACAGTTTCATAAAAGACCAGACCAAGTTAAAGAACGTATTTTAAAATATAAAACAGAAAAATGGACTTTAAAAACTTGGATATGGACATATATATTTCATAGAGCAACTGGTAGTGGATTTAGCGGTACGTATGATCACGGATATAGAAATAGTATTGTAACACATTTTGGAAAATATGATACTATTGATGAAATGATTGATCTTACTCGACAATGGAAAAAACAAAAAAGATCTATGAATACTTCTGTAGGTAATATTCCTCCGCATCCTCGCAAAGGTCAAAGTGTTACAGAATATATGTGTACTGATGGAGTTTATCAAGCCGAAAGATGTTCTGAATTTGTAAGATCTAATACACCACGTACAATTCGTAGAACTACTAATTTTTTGAACGAGTATCATTTACAAGAAGGAATTAAACGGTGGAACTTTCCTTTTGCTATGGCGTCTGCAGATATAGCACATTATCATCCAAATAGTGTAGATCCAAATAGTATGTTAATGTGCGGATCAAACGCAAGAGATGGATTACTAGAATGTTTTGAAAGACCAAAAGGAATGGCTTTAGATAATTTTACTGATGCTGGTCTTATAGAATTATCAGAAAAATTAGGTACAACTCCAGCTCAACACGAAGATACTCTTTGCATTTTTATTAGGTTTCTTGATAATGTTTGTCGAGCTGGTCCTTATAAGAATGCAGGAGGATTTAAAAGATTATATACCGGAAAAAAATTAAAAGAAATTTATGTACAGAAAAAAATAGATTATCCTTTAAACGAGTTTATGGCTTAATATATAATGCTTAATATTACAATTATTGGACATGGATTTGTAGGCAAAGCAGTTGATTACGCTTTTCAGTATGATGTTAAAAAACTTATTATAGATCCTAAATATAATAAAAAAGAAAGTTATTCTGATATAAATTCAGATATTACTTTTATTTGTGTTCCAACTCCAATGAGTAAAAACGGTACTTGTAATACATATATACTAGAAAGTATTTTAAATAAATTAAAAAATATTGAGTGTGGAATTATAGTTATAAAATCTACAATACCACCCGATATTCTTAAAAATTTAAATAATTTAAAAATAGTATATAATCCAGAATTTCTTACAGAAAAAAACGCTAATGAAGATATAATTAATCCTTCAATTCAAGTATTAGGAGGTCAAAAAGAAATAACTCAAAAAGTAGAACAATACTATAAAGAATATAGTATATGTAAACCGTGTCCTACATTTCATATGTCATTAACCGATGCTTCTTTCGTAAAATATGGTATTAATTGTTTTTTAGCAACAAAAGTTTTATGGTACAATGAACTATATGATGCCGTAGATAATTTTGGCGGAAACTTTGGTAAGATTATAAACGCTATAGGTACAGATCCAAGAATAGGTCAATCTCATACAAGAGTACCAGGATTTGACGGAAAAAGAGGTTTTGGCGGAGCATGTTTTCCAAAAGATTTATCTGCTTGGATTAACTTTACAAATAGTATGCCTATATTAGAATATGTTATAAAAAAGAATAATATGTATAGATTACAATACGAAAAAGATGATAGAGAAAAAGAACAAAACGTGAGTTATGAATGAAGGTCTACATTACTGGTATTGCTGGATTTATAGGATATCATTTAGCAATAGAATTAAACGCATTTTGTATGGATATTGTCGGTTGTGATGATTTTAATTCATATTATAATCCTAAGTTAAAAGAAAATCGTGCAGATCTTTTAAAATTTTCAAGTATAAGAGTAGATAATAAAGATATAATCTATTTAAGTGAAAAAGATTTTAAAGATATTGATGTTATAGTACATTTAGCAGCATATGCCGGTGTAAGAAATTCATTAGAAAATCCTGATGATTACGTAAATACAAACATATTAGGAACTCAACACGTAATTAAACTAGCAGAAAAATTACAAATACCAGTTGTATATGCTTCTTCTTCAAGTGTTTATGCCGATCAAACACCACCTTTCACAGAAGATATGGAATTTAAACATCATAAAAATCCTTATGCTTGGTCTAAATATGTTAATGAATGTCAATTTAAACATAGTAACTTATCATCATCGATAGGATTTAGATTTTTTACAGTATATGGACCGTACGGTCGACCAGATATGGCTCTTCATAAATTTACCGATCAAATTATAAATGATCAAACTATTGAAGTTTATGGACATGGAGAAATGTCTCGCGATTTTACCTATGTACAAGACATCGTAAATGGTGTACAATTACTCATAGATAAAGTGAAAAGAATTAATACGCATGAAATATTTAATATTGGAAGTGGAAAAAGTATACCACTCATGAAGTTTGTATCATTGATCGAAGAAAATTTAGGTCGTAAGGCAAAAATTAAATTTAGTGATATGCACAAAGCAGACATTCGTCATACATTAGCCGATATAACCAATATTAAAAAATTAGGCTATGTACCGATGACGAATATAGAAAATGGAATTCGTGATTTTGTTGAATGGTATAAAAATTATTATAAAAAAAATTAGGAGACACGTATGTCGATAATGGATAAATTAAAAAAGAATAGTAAAGTACAAGCTACTGATATTCTTTCTGAAAGTAAATTTTTTACAGAAAAAGATATGGTAGCAACAGACGTTCCAATGATGAACGTTGCTTTATCTGGTACAACAGAAGGCGGCTTAGCACCCGGTTTGACAGTATTAGCTGGACCATCAAAACATTTTAAAACTTCTTTTGGTTTGATAATGGCTTCTGCTTATTTAAAAAAATATGAAGATGCTGTATTATTATTTTATGATTCAGAATTTGGTTCACCTCAATCTTATTTTGAGCAATTTAATATTGATACTTCTCGTGTTTTACATACTCCAATTACCAATGTTGAAGAATTAAAATTTGATATAATAAATCAATTAGAAGGTATAGATCGTAATGATAGAGTTATTATTATGATTGATTCTGTTGGTAATTTAGCTTCTAAAAAAGAATTAGAAGATGCTATTAATGAAAAATCAGTGGCTGATATGTCAAGAGCAAAAGCTCTTAAGGGTTTATTTAGGATGTGTACACCATATTTAAATATGAAAAATATACCACTTGTTGCAGTAAATCATACCTATAAAGAAATAGGATTATTTCCTAAAGATATCGTGTCTGGTGGTACTGGTATATATTATAGCGCTGATAATATATGGATTATTGGTCGTCAGCAAGATAAAAAAGGCACAGAGATTCAAGGTTATCATTTTATTATTAACGTAGAAAAGTCACGTTATGTAAAAGAAAAATCTAAAATACCTATTTCAGTTTCTTGGGAAGGTGGTGTTTTATCTTATTCTGGTTTACTTGATATTGCTATGACTGGTGGTTATGTAACTAAACCTTCTCCTGGATGGTACGCACGCGCAGGTGAAGATAATAAAGTTAGGCATGAAACAACTTTAATAGAAGATTTTTGGAAACCAGTTTTTGAAACCACTGATTTTAAAGACTACATTAAAAGTGCATTCAAAATTGGAGGTAATAGGAGTATAGATATTGAAGATGCAAGAGAATAAAGATTATGAACTTATTCCAAGCTCTAGTGATTCACACGCATGGCATATTAGAATATTAACAGGAGATTTTGTTGAAACTGTAATTAAATATGGTACCGTATCTTTTGATGGAAAAAGAAAACAATTTACATATGATTTTAGTATTATAGAAAGTCCAGATATAAATTTAACAATAGATAATGAAGATCTACATTTTATACTTGCAAGAATATTAGAAGATATTATAGAACGAGGTGAAAAAGACGGTTGGGTAAAATTAGAGGAAAAAAAGCGAATTGATGAATACGAGAATAGAACAGACGATACTTCGAAAATTATTAACTGACGATGAGTATATGCGAAAGGTTTTGCCTTTCATTAAGCCAGAATATTTTGAAGGACCGTATAAGACATTATTTAAAGAAGCAGGTAAATTTGTTGATAAATACAACAAGTTACCGACTCGAGAAGCGTTCTTAGTAGAATTAAATGAACATTCTAGTTTAAGTAATGAACAATTTTCAACAGCAGTTGATATTGCTCAGAACTTATTTGATGGTGACGAAGTTGATGAGAAATGGCTTTTAGAAAATACCGAGAAGTGGTGTCAAGATAGAGCAATATATAATGCAGTTATGGAATCCATCTCAATTATAGATGGTAAACATGAAAAATTAACAAAGAATGCTTTACCTAGTTTGTTACAAGATGCATTAGGTGTGGCATTTGATACACAAGTGGGTCACGATTATGTCGAACAAGCCGGAGAAAGATTTGAATTTTACCATAAGGAAGAAGACCGTATACCGTTCGATCTGGAGTATTTTAATAGGATCACCAAACGTGGGGTTCCTAATAAAACTCTTAATATTTGTCTTGCTGGCACTGGGGTTGGTAAATCTCTTTTCATGTGCCATGTAGCAGCAGCTGCATTAAGTGATAATTATAACGTTTTATATATTACAATGGAAATGGCTGAAGAAAGAATAGCCGAACGTATTGATGCGAATTTATTAAATGTCCCGATTGATCAATTAGACAAAATGTCTAAAGATATGTTTACTACTAAAGTTGAAGATATATCTCGTAAAACGAACGGTAAACTTATTATAAAAGAATATCCTACTGGTGCTGCTCACTCTGGACATTTTAGATCTTTGCTCAATGAATTAAAATTAAAAAAACAATTTAAGCCTGATATTATTTTTATTGATTATTTAAATATATGTGCTAGTTCAAGAATGAAGGGTTTAGGTGGTGCAATTAATTCATATTCGTATATAAAAGCAATAGCAGAAGAGTTAAGAGGTTTAGCAGTAGAATTTGATTTACCTATATTTTCTGCAACACAAACAACTCGATCTGGGTTTTCAAACTCAGATGTTGGATTAGAAGATACTTCTGAAAGTTTTGGTTTACCTGCAACGGCTGATTTGATGTTTGCTTTAATATCTTCTGAAGAACTTGATAGAATGGGACAAATGATGGTAAAACAATTAAAAAATCGTTATAATGATCCTACACAGCACCGAAGATTTGTTATTGGCGTTGATAGAAGTAAAATGAAACTGTATGATATTGAAGAAAGCCAACAAACTTTGGCTGATGATACGCCAGTTTTTGATAAAACACCTACTGGTAAAAAATTTGAAGGATTCAAACTATGATTAGGAGGTTTAGATGAAATTTTTAATAGTAGCAATGATGACATTAATTAATGCTGAAAGTGGTACACGTGATCTTTATGTGTTTGACTCACATAAATTTGATACATGGAATCAGTGTGCTAGATTTAGTCAAATTAACGCATTTCCAATAATGCGTAGACTTTTTGAAGAATTTGGACCAGATAATAAACCACATATGGTATCATGTGTAACTGAAGATGTTGTTAAACAATTGATTCAAGAATTAGAAGTTACAACATGAATATAAAACTTATAAGTTATAGTAAACCGTTTGAAACTATGGAAGGAGTAGAAGATGCTAAAGACCTCGTTGCGTATTGCGCCCGTGTTTCCAATCCATCGAATCAAAGCAACAAAAAAACGTCAGAAAAGCTCTTACGTTATCTTATCAAAAACAAACATTGGTCGCCCTTTGAAATGGTTAGCGCTTGCTTGGAGATAGAAACAACCAGAGATATTGCTAGACAAATACTCAGACATAGATCATTTTCATTTCAAGAATTTAGTCAAAGATATGCTGATCCTACAGATGACTTATTTTTTACAACCCGTGAATGTAGATTACAAGATGAAAAGAACAGACAAAATAGTATTGAAATAGAAAATGATCCTAGTATACAAGAAGACAAATCAAAACAAGATTTAATTACAGAATGGCAAAGACGACAAGTTGGTATCATAAATCAATGTAAAGAGGCCTATAAATGGGCTGTTGAACATGGTATTGCAAAAGAACAAGCACGCGTAGTTTTACCAGAAGGATTAACAAAAAGTCGATTGTATATGAATGGGACTCTAAGATCATGGATTCATTTTATAGAATTAAGATCAGATAATGGAACACAAAAAGAACATAGATTAATAGCTTTAGAATGTGCAAAAGTTATTTCAGAAATATTTCCAGACGTTAGATAATGAGTTATAAATAAAAATTAAAAAAGGAGTATAAATGACAAAGTTAATTGATTCAAAAGATTATTCTAATACAGTGGGCCGTTTACGGTCCTTTTTTTTAGAAAAAGGGTGGTTGGAAGTACATACACAAAACAGATTGAGTATATTAGCAGCGTGTGAAGATCCTGAAACAGTAGCAATTTACAATTATGATGGCAACGTTTGGCCGTTACCACAA